ATGGAAAATAAAATATTATTAGAAATGTATATATTTTTCGGTAATAATGAAAATTGTGTATTGTGTTTTGATGGTTTATTATTACCTAAAACAATAAATTTAAATTTACAAAAATGTGAAAACCATATCAGAAATCAATTAAAAATTAATATTAAATTAACTGTTAAAGAAATGGACGAAATATTACCTATTCCTGATACTTTACCAAAATTTAAAGATGAATTACAATATGATTATTTTACTGATTTTAAAAAAATTATGAATGAAGAAAATATTTATTTGGAGCATGTAAATGAATGGTGTGAAAATACTTTAATATTAATTGAAAATGGTGGAAAACCATTTTATATTACTAAAAATTTAAAACATATCAAAAATAAAAAATATGATGAGAAATTTGATGAATGGCAACAAGTAAAATTTGATGATATTGAGAGGTCATTAAAAAGGTGTTGTAATGTTATTAATGATTATTATAATAAAGATTTACATAAATTATATAAATCTCTTAATGATAGACAGCAAAAAATAAAAAAAGAACAATATGGAATAAAAATAAAACCATATATATATCAAACATTAGGAAATACTTATTCAAGATTAGGAAATGGATATTTATCAGATGTATATGAAAATGGAATAATAAAATCATATGATAAAATAGATTTTTATCCATATCTAAAATCAAAAGGAGAACCTCTTTTAACTAATGCTTTTAATATTTTTACTGGGTTTCCATTAGAAAATACTAATATTAATTATGGTTTATTAAAATTTGAGAATAGTAAATTTTATAAACATCTAAAAGAGGAATTTTTTAATAATGATATGGATTTTTTTAATCATTTTTTAGATCATTGTGCTGATATGATACAAGACCCTGCAAATATTAAAGGAACTTCATATTTATTTTATAGTCCTCAGGGTTGTGGTAAAGGTATGTTATATGATTTTATGAAAAAAATGCTTGGTAGTTCTAATTGTGTTAGTATTATTAATACTGATGCTTATTTTAAAAATTTTAATAAAGATACAAGTAATAAAATATTAAAATGCTTTGAAGAAGTAAGTGAAAAAGGTAGTGCTTTTAGTAATCATAATAGATTAAAAGGTGAAATGACAAGTGATATTGAAAGAATTGAAAATAAAGGTGTTGATGCTATTACTGTTCGTCATTGTGCCAGATATTGGTTTTTTACTAATAATGAAAATGCTTTGTATATTGAAAATGATGACAGAAGAAACACATTAGTAAAAATTAATGGAAGGCATGCACAAGATGATGAATATTTTGCTCCTATATGGAATGAGATAAATAATATGCAGTTTTTAAAATGTGCTTTTAATTTTTTTTCTAATAGAATATATAATGAAAGTAATGTAAGAAAAGCATTTGTTAGTGATTATAAGAGAGAACAAAAATTAAATAATTTAGGATCTGGAATACAATTTATTATCGATTATATACAAGATAATTTTAATAAAGTAGAAAATAAAGACAATTTTATATTAAAAGAAGATATTAGTTCATCATTTTCTAATTATTGTTGTGAAAATGGAACAAAATATAAATTATCAACATTAAAAACACAGTTAAATAAAATTGATATTAAATATCAAAGAAAAAGAATAAATAATGAACGAGGATTATATTATATTATAAATACACACATCATAGAACAAAGAATAAAAAAATATATTAAAGATGATAAATGGCAGTTTATCTTCTAAAATTTTATTTGTCCCTCTTATTTCTATAATAAGTTTATATTTTTAAATATTTTTATAATATTATTTTATATTATATGAATACTTATGAAGGTAAAAAAGGTTATGTTAAATATGATGATTATATGACACCTAAATATGCTTGGGAAAATATAAAACATCTTATACCAAAAGATAAAATTATATGGGAAGCATTTTATGGCGATGGAAAAAGTGGGGAATATTTAAGAGAAATGGGTTTTAATGTTATACATGAACCTGATTTAGATTTTTTTTTACATAATAAAGGTGATATTGTTATAAGTAATCCACCATTTAGTAAAGCAAAAAGAATATTACAAAGATTAAAAGAATTAGAAAAACCATTTATATTAATTATGCCAAGTCAAAAAATAAATACTTCATATACGAGGGGAATATTTAAGGATAGTAATGATAAATATAAAATATAGAGACTATTAAAAAGTAAATTTTAATATACAATGATAAACTATTTTTTTGTTTTTTCCTGTATATTTTTTTTTATATTTATGTATTAAATTATCGTTGTAAAGTCCTTTTATTACCCACATATATTCTAATACAAAATATAAATTTGTTTTAAATTGTTCTTTATTAAATAATAATTCTTGATAAATATTAAAATTTTTATTTTCTAATGTTCCACTATTATATTCGCTATTACTAGTCAATAAATAAGGAGGATCACAAAAAAATAAACAATTAGATTTATTATATTTCATTATTAAATTATAAGCATCTTCATTGTAAAATATAATTTTTTCATTTCTTAAAAAATTTATAATTGGTTTATTATATAAATCTTTTATGGATTTTATATTTTGTCCTGTATTATTAAGAGGATATAAAGCAGGAAAAAAACTGCAAAATTTACTTTTTAAAAACCAGCATACAACATCATTATTATTTATTAATTCTTTGTATTTTGGTTTATTGTTATCTTTACAAGTTCTCCATAATAATTCATACATACAAATAAAAAAATTATATTTTATTTCGTCTTGTGCTATTTTATAAAGTTTAATTAAATTTTTATCAATATCATTTAAAACATATATATATTTTTTTGGTTGTTGTGTTGATATATAATAAGATAAAGCAGAAGAACCGCAGAAAGGTTCAATAATATATTTTATATTATCAAAATCTAAATATTTATAAATTTCTTCTACTTCTGATCTTTTATTTCCCCAATATTTTACAAAAAAATGATTTTTCATTTTTATATATATATTAAATTTATGTTATAATAACAATAAAAAAACATAAAATATATATATTTACTTTTTATTAGTCATTATATAAAATATATATATATTGTTTATTATATGAATATTATTTTTATTTTTAAATTATAAATATAAAATATAGAGACTATTAAAAAGTTAATTATTATTTATTTTTATAAAATTTTTCAGTATCATTTATTAAATCATTTATATTAAAATCTATTTTATTTTTAAAATTTTCTTTTGCATATACAATATTTGTCCACACTTCTGTTTTTAATAATAAAAAATCATATTCTAAATCTGGGGTTTCTTTTTCAAATTCTGCTTTTATGTATTCTCTAAAAATTTTTTGAAATTTTTTAAATAATTTTATGATTGGTTTATATTTTTCATCTTGTTTATCATAGAATTTAAAATATATTTCTTCTATTTTATTTTGTTCTTCAATTGATTTTGTTTTACAAAATGCATCATTACTTTGAAGGATAAAATTATAAAAATTTTCTAACATTTTATATATTTTTTTATTTTTGCTTCTTTGTTCTTCTTCATATTTAATACGTTTTTTAGTGCTAAATTTTTTATTAGTCATTATATAAAATATATATATGTTGTCTTTTATATGAATATTATTTTTATTTTTAAATTATAAATATAAAATATAGTGACTATTAAAAAGTTAATTATTATTTATTATCTTTATTAATTATATATAATGGTTTATTATTCCGATAAAGAATATCGCTTTGTTAAATTTCAAAGATCTAAAAACGTGAATTCAAAATACGACGCCATTTTAGAAAATAAACAAAATAAAAGACGAGTTCGTGTTCCTTTCGGTTCAAAAATTCACGAGCAATACCGCGATGCCACAGGATTGAAGCTATATTCACATCTTGATCATAACGATCCGAAGCGTCGTGCATCTTATAGAGCAAGGCATGGGGCAGAGGGTTATCAGAACAGAAAATATTCACCTTCATGGTTTAGTTGGAATTATCTCTGGTGAGTATATATTTTATTGTTAAACAACAACAACAATAAAATATATATTAAAAAAAATGACTATTAAAATATAAAAAAAAATAAATATTATGAATCCTACAAAAAAGCATGGGTGGGCGGTGCTTATCGATGAGTAGTATATATTAATAATTATGAATAAATTTTATAATGACGAAAACAGAAAAAAATGAAAACCTTGAAAACCTTAAAACCAAAATATTAGATCACTAAATATATATAGTGGTATCATTTAACGATTGATAATCGGATATATTATTATTTATATAATATTACAAAATATTTTTTTTTTAAATATCTTTATAATATATCCATTTATATTTGAATACATACGGAAAATTATTTTTCATTTCATAATAAAATATAAATTTATCAATATCATCAATCTCTTCTTGAAATGTTCTTAATTTTGCACAATTTGCTTTTAGTATATATTGTCCTTCTTCGTTTTGTTTTGCATGTGGAGGCCTATCAATACAAATAAAATTTACTTGATATTGATTTTTTTTGTCCTCATACCATTCATAAGAATTGAAAGTATAATATTTCATTATATATATAATAAAATATTTTAATCAAAATGGATCATTAATTTGCCATATTTTTCTAAATTTTTTTTTAATTTTTCAGTATTTATTTTATGTAACCTCAGCTCTTCCTCACGTGCTTTTTTCTTTTGGTCTTCATATTGGGGATTGTGGACAAATTTATCATTAAGATATAATCTTTTCTGATCTTGGAGATAACACTCTTGACACTGTGTTCTTCTGTATTCTATTATTTTTTTCAATCCATCATCGCATGTATGTTCTTTTTTTCCTGTTATATAAAATAATTCTTTTGGAAATATATCACCGCATAAAGAACAAAGTCTATATTCTAGATCCTTGTCGCAATATTTACACATACTAAATTTATATATTATTTTTATTTTGTCATAATTCCCCCTTTACTTTTATTTAGTCATTATATAAAATATATATATGTTATCTATTTGTAATATATTATTTTTATTTTTAAAATATAAATATAAATTATAGAGACTAAAAAAAAGTTAATTATTATTTTTTAATTTTACCGAATACCAACATTATATCATCTGATATTGTTTTTGTAAAATAAGAATCTTTTTCAAAGTTGAGTGGGGTTTCTTGTCTAAATCTATAAAAATTTTCTGTTTCATCAACTCCTTTTCCATAGTATGATTTTTTATAACCCATATCAACTATTTTTTTTTCTGCTTCTTTAAGTGTAAATTTTTTTTTTGGAATTAAAACTGTTTGAACTTCCATATATATATTTTATTTACATTTTATATTAGAAATGCTCATTCTTTTGCCACATACCTAAAATTTTGACTGAACCATCGGCAGCTCCTGTGCCACCTGTTAACGCAACGCCACATGTACCTACTCCTGAAGATGGCTGTATACAACCAAATATTGTAGGCGTTCCTGTATTAGTTCTTTCAAATTGTGTACCAGGATTTAATATAATTCCAGGTGCAGGAGTAAATGAGCAAATACCACCAACTTGCACGGGGACTAATCCATCAGCAGTTATAATTTCATGTGTCGTTCCTATTACTCCAGTATTATCAGGGTCACCATAGGCAATAGGTTGTATATTACCACTTGAATTAATTTTTACTAATAAATTTTTAACAGGGTCTGGGAAATCTGATAATAAAGCTGGTAAATATACAATAATAGGGTGTTCAGTTAATGTATTATTCATTGTTATTTTTTCGTGATTTATTGAACTTGCCCCTCGTAAATTTAAATTATTACAACTTAAATCAACATCGGCACCAATAGCATTTATTGTAGTATTTCCTACTTGTCCATCTATTAAAATTCCACTTGAATTTATTTCTATAGCATTACCGCTAGCATTATCACGTATTAAAATATCATTGTTTAATATTTGTAATTGATTAGGCACGAGAAACCCAAAATCTAAAGTACCTATACCACTATTACCGGTTATACTTCTAACATCACCTATATCATTGTTATCCATAGTAATATTTCTATTAGCTGTAATAAGGTTATTAGCGACTGAAAATCTATCACTTCCACCGTGAAGAACTTTAAATTGTCCGTTTCCTTGTATTCTTACTTCTGTATTAAAATTAGAAGCTGCTTCAAGATGTAAATCATTATTACTATTTAAATGTGTTTCAGTTCCTGTAAAATCTAGATCACCGTTAGAACCTATTATAACAGCAGCATTTGTGATATTATTACTATCCATATTTAGAAAAGCGTTTTTAACAACTACTTCGGTACTACCTATCGCAAATTTATCTATGTTTGACATTCTGAATACCTGAAAACTACCAGCATTAGAAATTAAAGCACTACTACTATTTATTGCTATAATCCCAGATGCTATGTCCATTTGATTTGCTGGATTCATATTAATATGATTATTAGTACCTATGCCTCGTAAATCTGATACATTAAGAATATCATTATTATTCATATTAATATTTCCTATCATTGGTTTAGCACCAGATATAACAAACATATTGGAATGACCGCCATCTAATAACGGTCCACCGTTTAAATTAGATAATGAAAGATGGTCAGACGTTCCACCACCACCGCTTCCAGTTATCACATTAGTTTCTGGATTAAAATAATCTATTGTATATTCTGTAGCAATTGCCCTTGCGTCTCCTGATACTTGCTTCCATCCTAAAGATAATTTAAAAGTTGGAGTTGGTAATGGTGACCAATAAGCGAGAGGAACTAAGGTATTTGAACTCCCAGTATTTGGAAGTCTATTTGTGAATGTTGATGGATCATCATAAAATTGAAGATCAAAAGTTTCACTGTTTACTCCCACAGATTCTACCGCATTCCATAAACCTGATATAGCTACTGTGCAATTATTTGAAGCATCTATTTTTGTTACTGTGACATGAACTTCCCACCAACCACGACCAACCGTTTCATCTGTTCCCATTCCTACATCTCTAATAAATAAACTATTAGTTGAATAATAATTGAAAGCAGCCGCCGTGTTATTTATACCTATAAATAATTCAAACTGTCCTAAAACTGTTGATCCTCCTCCTGTTCCGTTGTATAAATAACCCTTTGTTCTAAATCTTACAGAACCTCCAACCGCTATATCTGCTGTATTTATAATATCAGAACCTGATCCTGAAATATACAAAGGAAGAAAACTACTTAAATTATAAGTTGTTCTTGGTTCTTCCATTTGAAAAAAATTTTGAATTAGTCGTGCAGTTGTTGAAGTTGGTGGAGGTGTAAAAGCTACAGTTCCTAAGGGGTGAGGAGTAACCAATGATAAAACATCGCCAACATTAGCAGTTGAAGCATCAACAGGCAATGTATAAGAATTATTTATTCTTAGTCCTGTTGTTGCTGGATTAATTGTATTTATTTTATCAGTAATCAAAATATTATTTCCTGATGATGCTAAATTTAAATCATCAAGAACAAGGATGCCTGATCCTGATACAGAATTTATACAATCAGTATTCAAGCATGCTGGAGGATTAATAATAACTTGACTATTAAAAATAATATTTCCGTCTATTGATATATCTCCTCGCACTTTTAAATTTCCATCAATGAGCATATCTCCTTGACGAACTGAAGTAAACCCTATATGCGTGTTATGTTTGCTTTGGCCTGTGCCTAACATCTATATAATATATTTATATAATAAAATAAAATTATAAAAAAATTTATCCTGATGCTAGATAAGATTTAAGAACAAAATTAATTTTGGCAGTTCCAATAGGAAGTATATTTCCGAGATTATCTCTTAAAGTAACTCTTATTCTTGATAGGTTTCTTGGTTGCTCATATAGGATTTGTGCCAACTCGTCATCACAATTCATCTTGTAACTATAGGAGTTATATTCAGTATCAGCAAGAGAGATAGGTTCAACTACTGATATAAGACCAAAATCTCCGTCTATTGCGTTTGTGTCTGCTATTTCTTTTGAATGTAAATAAACATTTTGATATCCTGATAGTTGGACTGTTCCTTGAGCAGGAAGAGGAGCACCAAGACCAGAAGGAACAAATAAAGAATTAGTTAATCCCAAAACATCAGATATTGTTGATAAGTCGGCTTTTGTTTGGAATGTTACATCTGCCCCTGCTGTTACTTCAAATTCTAGTTTGTTTGTTAGTTCATTATAAGTAACATCAACAACTGCTGTTGCTGTTTCGGCATTTATTAAAATATTTAATTGTGCAACAAAGTCCCAAGGATCAGGAGGTGTAGCAGTTATAGCTGAAATAATATATTGACCTTCTGGAAGAATAGCTGCTCTTTGAACTCCACCTTCTAAAAATCTAATTATATTATTTTGTGATGTTCCGTAATCTTCGCCCCTGATGTTTGGAAATACATTTGGAACTGTTGCTTCTTTGACTAAGGTCTTTAAAACATTTTGAGTATAATATTTTTCTTTTAGATTGACAACAAAATCAGAATTTGAAGTTGATGAATCGTTGTCTTTGTCTTCTGATGATATTATGATTAATTTTTCACTAGACATAATTTATATATATTATATAACATTATTATTTTATGTTTTATTATTTTTTTACTTTTTTTTAGTCATTATATAAAATATATATATATTATCTATTAGTAATATTTTATTTTTATTTTTAATATATAAATATAAAATATAGGGACTATAAAAAAGTTAATTAATATTTATAATAGCGTCCAAGTTTTTCCTAAAACGCTCTTCATCTTTTACTCTTAAATTAATATGTAAAAAATTATATTGATCTTCTGTTGCGTATTGAATTATTTCTTTGAATTTCTTTTTTGTCATGTTTGCTGGTGTGTATTCATCAACCATAAGATCTATTTCACCATCAGAAGCAGGAAAAAAGAAAATGTTATTTGCTTGAAGTCTGCATGCTTTTGGTGTTTTATTAAATCTTTGACCACATAAAAAAGTAGAAATATTTAAGTGTCTACACTGAATAAAACATCTTAAAAAACTTTTAGTTGATAGGAACTTGGCATCCGATTGACAATCATCAAATATAATTAATATTTTAGGACTTTTCAATAGTCCTTTTGTTTCAATTAGTTTTTGTTGTGTTTCTAAAATATGATCCAATTTTTTTGTGTCTAAGGTTGTATCAATCCTTTTTGGTGGTAAGTTTAAGAACTGCACCAGATCATCACCTCCATGGGCTGTTGGACTAAATAAAAAAATTAAATCAAAATATGATTTTTCGCCCTCTTTTTGTGGTCCGTAAAATTCGGAACGGGTTAAAAGATTAATTAAAAGATTTGATTTTCCTGATCCTGATCTTCCGTTGAATATTACCGAAGAAGCATGACGAGGGATAATATCTGCTTCCATCATTGGGCGTTGTTTTATTTTATGTTTATTAGTTGGATATGGAACAATTTTCAAAATATCTGATTTTTTCATGTCCATTACATTTTTAGGAAGTTTCTTTTTTTTATCTTTCTTCTCTTTGTCCATTGGTTCGAATTCAAAAGGTTTAAAAATATCTTCTTCTTGAATTTCATCTTTTGATAAATCATTTACATTACTATTTGTTGGATCATCAAAATAATCTGAATAATCTGTTGAAAATTCAAAAGGCATATTATAAAATTATGTTATATTTTTTTATTTAAAAGTTCAACGTGTTTTTTCGTTTTTTGATGCCTCTTTTTGTTTGTATATAATATTTTTATTCCACAAGAACAAAGAATTTTCTTATTCTGTCTTTCTTTTATTTTATCTTTATTTTTTAGATAATATTTTAGTTTATATTCTTTCATTTTATCAAAATTATCTTTAGTCCATTTTTTATTTTTTTTTAATATTTTCTGCTTATTATCCTGATAATATTGTTTTATATTTCTATTTGGTATAACTAAATTAATACATTTAAAATTTTTAATATAATATCTTTCTCTTTCGTGTAATTCTTTTTTATTATTACAAGGATATTTTTCAACAATTTCAAAAATATAATCATTTGTTTTAAATATTTGACTTGCATATGTTTCGTTTTTTTTTTTATTAAAAGAATAAATATGAGCTGATTTTCTTTTACTTAGTTCTCTTGTTGTTGAACCATAATAAACCATATCATGATTTTTGCCGTATATTTTATAGATAATAGAGTTTTCGTAATTTACCATATAATTTATATAAATGTGTTTTTTTTAAATAACTTCAAATTCTTACGGAACCTTTGAATAAAGCATACTTCTTGAAATATCAAAAGGTTCAACTCTTGAATAATATTTATATGGATTTAGTGCTTCTATTTGTAAGCGATCATTATTTGGATCGTATGGTGTGACCTCAAATTCTGATAAGTTATAAACCGAATTTTCAAAAGTCATTTCAGGTAATTCAGGACCAACCATAACTTGACTAATAGTTGCTTTTGTTGCTAGGTCTAATTCTCCAAATGGAACATCAAGTTCTATGCCTCCTCCGTTCAGTCTTAATTGTTCAGTTAAATAATCAGATCTTTTGAGTGGGTTATTTTTATTGTTTCCTTCTGTTCCTTCTGATGATGGAATAACAAAATCAAACATCGCAAATTCATCATAATCTGCTTGGATTTCTGATTGTGATTTTTCAAGAATGCTAGTTGAAGGAACTATGAATTTAGGTCTTAAAGTTCCTTTTTTTGATTGTTGATCTTGTTGTATTACTTTTAATGTATCTGGCGGAGGTTGAATAGGTGTTGTTGTTAGTCCCTTTTGGACTCCTGCTGCTACTCCTGCTACTATTGCAGGAATTGCTGATGCTCCTCCTGATATTGCTCCTAATGTTCCAACTCCTGCTCCTACTCCTGCTCCTGTTACTGCTCCTGTTACTCCTGCTTGAAGTGATGCTTGAAGACCTGCTCCTCTTGCGGCTGCTATCCCTCCTGCTACTAGTCCTCCTCCTATGGCTGATCCTGCTATAGCTCTTGATACTGTTTCTGTATTTGACATAGTTCTTAATCTTGCTCTTTCTGCTTCAATTTGTTCGTCTGTTGGTGGAACTATTGGTGTTGTATCTGGTAAGAATAAAGACTGCATGTCATTCATAGAATTAGCATATGAACGGATTATGACTTCTTGTTGATCTATTGGAAGATTGGATCTTATAGTTCTACTTAAAATATCATTATAAGAAGTTCTTATAAAATCTTGGTTCATTTGTTCGTTATTTACTACAAATCGAACTGCTTGAAAATATGGAATTTCATATGCTCTTTGAATTGCTCGTGAATATTCCTGAGTTACTGTTAATGGGGCAGTATTAAATGCGGTATCATAACCATATATAATCGCTCCTAAATCTCTGAAATTATCTCTATTGATAATATCTTCTAATCTTGCTACTATATTTGCTTCAGCATCAAGAAATCTATTTAAATTTCTTCTTTGTTCTGTGTCTTCATCAGATGATAAAGAGCTAGTATTTAAAACATATCTTCTATTAGATACGCGATCAAATTCTCTTAATTGTGCAGGGTTTATTCTTTGTTGTTCTGTAAGTGCTTGAAGTTGATTTCTTATTTGTGATAATTGGTCAATATTTGCAGAGTTCAAAATTTCATCAAGTGATCTATCCTGTAGTTCTCTTAGTGCTCCTGTTTTTATTTGGAGTTGGTTTCCTTGTGTTCTAAAAAATTTATTAAAATCAGCACCTAAAATTGTTCTTATTTGTGCGATAGATGCTCCAACGATTGGGGAAAAGGCAGAAGCAAGAGGACCTCCGATCATTTGTGCTATAACACCTAAAGCAGAAGCTGTCCCGAGTCTATCAAATAATAAATTAAAATCAATAGTATTTCTGCCCAATATTTCTGTTGCGGCTGCTCTGATGTTTGGATCTCTTATATTTGCTGTTATTCTTCTTAGTTGGTCAGCTCTTATATTTAATCCTTGAACGCCTGAAACTTCGGAACTTTGAAGCGGTCTTGGTTGTGCCGTCTGTTTTCCTTCTTGTGCTTCTTGGATTATATCTTGTTGGACATCGCCTGATGGTTGTCCAATTTCCTGAGATATAACTCTAGGAGGACTAATAATTGGGATTCTTTGAGGTTGTGCTCTTGGTAGAACTCTTTCTACTGCTGGAATTGGATCTTGTGCTGGTGTTGTTTGTTCTGTTGCATTTTCTATTGCTGGAAGTTCTGAAATATCTAAACTAAAATTTTGATCTTGTTGTTGGTTTATTATTGCTTCTTGTTGTGCTAATGGTTTTTCTTTTTTTTCTTTTTTTGGTTTTGGTGGTGGTGTTGGTGGTTGAAATTCCTGAAGTTCATCTGCTGGAACTCCTTCTGATATTAATCTATTTATACTTTGATTTATTAATGCTGTTGAAATGCTCGGAGTATATTCATATTTTTTTAAATGATTAAATAATTGTGTTCTTAGGTTCTGTCCTGCTGGTGCTGGTCCTAATTCTTTACCTGTCAACCTTCGTGCTATGTCATTTGCTCTATAAAAATTTGGACTTCCTAAACTAGAAGATGAAACGGGAGCAGGTTCTAAAGGAGCAGGAGCAGGAGCAGAAGCAGGAGTTGTGATTGGTTGTTCTGGATCTGATGATTCTTCGGTGCTTGTTTCTCTCTTTTGAAAAACTGCCTCTATTATTGGATCGTTTTGAATTATTTCTGCTACTCTTTGTATATCTGCGGGACCTCTGTCTTGTCCTAAATTATATATAAAATCTCTTAAATTTGAATTAGTCTCTCTTAAAAATTTTTTTAATTTATTTTGATTAAATTTTTGTTGTTTGTTTGATACTCCTGATTTCGGAAAAATTTCCTCCAATCTTAGTTTTTGTTGTAAAAAAATTAAAACAGAAAAAGCAAAATTGACTCTATCTCTTATTTGTCTTTTGTTTAAACTCATTTTTTATTTTATATATATAGTATATATAATATTATTATGTCAGTAAATAAAGGCACAAACGAAGAAGAGCCAAAAAAGGCGATGATAGATGAAGAAATTGAAAAAGAAATAAAAGAAAAGTCTTTAACAAACATATTAGAAATTTTAAAATGGGAACTAAAAGAAGATGAAAATAATTTTAACTTATTACCATTATCAGATTTTCAAAAAGAAGAATTAATTTTTGATTATTTAAAAGATAATCATCAATATGAAGAACTAATAAAAAAATATAATGATGTAAGAAAAATTTATGATTTACAGAAGCAAAAAGAAAAAGAACAAAAAAAACTTGAATCTTTGATGTCAATAATGGATAGCACGGAGTGCTACCTCGCACAAAGTGCTGGAGAAACAGGAGAAGAACTGGAGGAAGAATGGGAAAAGAGATTATCTCCTAGTGATTAACAATTTTATAATCATTATAAAATATAAATATATTAATAATTATTATGATATTTATTTTTTATTTTTAAAATATAAATATAAAATATAGGGACTATAAAAAAGTTAATTTATTTTTTATAATTCATCTTTTGGCATTTGTGGTTTTGCTGGCGATGCTTCGCTTGTTGCTGGTTTCTTTTTTTGTGGTTTTAGTTTTTCTTCTTGTGGTGCTTTACCTTTTCTTGGTTCTGTTTCAGGTGCTATTGGTCTTTCTACAAATCTTAATCTTTCTCTTAGTTGTTCTTGTCTTTGTTTTTCAAGATTATCAATAACATCTTGAATATTACCAAGAGCAGATCCTATAGGAAATTCAAGATCGGTATCATATATAGAAGCAACACCTGCTCTTGATTGAGTGAAAGGAACTAAACTTATATATAGATTTTGTTCATCATTATAAGATTTTACGGATTCTTGAATTTCTCTTACAAAGTCTTGAGATTCTGAAAAATCAAGATTTGATCCTGCTTCTTGTGATTCTAAAACAACTTCTTTTCCTAGTCTTGGATCTAAATCATTATCTGTATATAGTTGAATTTCTTTTTCTTCTGCTGATATTGGTCTATCTAATGATGCTTCTCCTGCTATTTCTGCTCGTGCTTGGGCGTCTGTCATGTCTAGTTCTTCTTCTGGGTTATAATTATTTTCTAAAATAACATCTTGATTATATACACCCGATATATATTCTGTAGTATAGAAATTATTAAAATCTACATTATCTCTAATAGTTGGGAGGATTAGTCCTCGATCTCTGTCTAGTTCGGCAGTCTTTACGAATTCTGGGCCCAAATCTTGAATTGGGGTTCCGTTTAATTGTAATGGGATATTTAACGACATATATAATATAGAAAAATATTTTTTTATTATATTATAGTATTATATAACTATGTCTAATAACGCTCAAGAAAATATGCAACTTAACGACTCATTAACTCAATCTTTACTTCAAGTTAATAAGTTACTATACAAGATGCCACCAATGATCGGAATCGCATCAAAAAAACATCATAGAATAGACTATTTTCAAAGTTCTAACTATGTAAATGGTGAAGTTATGGTCTTAGACTCTCAGACTGGATCTGAATTTGTCAATCCTAAAACATCTTATATAAAATTGAATGTCGTTCCCAATGGAGACGGGTCTTTCAATACTGGTTCTGTTGGTAATATTATAAATAGAATTGTTGTCAGAACTAGAACAGGAAAAGAAATTAGCAGAACTGAAAATGCTAATCTTTTAATAAAAAATAAACAAATTTATGAATGCCCCCAAGATTGGAAACTTACCAACGGTTTATCACAAGGTTATAACAAAGACCAAGAAGCAGCCGTTGAAACTGTGCCCGCAACTGGTAAAGTTTATATTCTTCCTCTATGGGTTATTCCATGCTTCAATGTTGATTGCCTTCTTCCTCCTCAAATGATGGAAGGTTTAAGAATTGAAATTACTCTTGAAAGTCCTAATGTTGCTTTTGGTCCTACTGCTATTGGCCCTACTGTTCCTTCTACCGTTTCAGCTTTTGTTGTCAATAGACCTGAAATTCATTGGGACTCTGTGGATCTTGCAGACCAATTCAAAAGAAAGATAGCAGAAATGGCAGCCAGACAAGGTTTAAATATTGTTCATAAAGAATACTTTCACACCATAGTTGCTTCTTCTTCAAGCGGTCAAACTCAATTTAACTTTGATGTCAAAAAAGCAGCTTCAAAGGCTCTAAGATTATTTATTGTTTCAAGAGATCAAGCCAACATCAGCAACGCTGGATCAGATGGCATGGGATCGGCTCAATATGATTATATAAATTATCAATCTAGAATCGGTGCCATATATTACCCGAACGCACCTCTTAAAGTTGATGATATCACAGGAAATGGAAATGCAGAATCATATTATCAAACTCTTTATTGTGCTGGAAAAGTGGATCAATGCTGGTATCCTTCATCAGTAAATCCTGAACAATACACCGCCTTAGAATCTGGAACATTTAATCAATTAAATAGTTTAGTCATGTTTAATTATAATAAATCCACAGTATCAGATCTTCAAGGTTCTCAAGTTAATAACTCAAGAGCAATTCTTGTTGATTTAGAAGCACAAGCCCCAGCAACAGGCGGTGCTCCATCTGCTTATGCTCGTAGATTGGACATTTTTTTAGAACACTTACGAGCTTGTAAGCATTATACATCTAACTGCGAAGTGAGAGATTAAAAAAATTTTTAAAAATAGGTCTTACCATCTTATAAAAAACGGACAATATATAAAGATTTGTCTATAAAGTTTATTATAAAATGGTAAATTACGAAAAAGGAAAAATATATAAACTAACAAGCAAAAATCCTAAATGTGATCTTATATATATTGGTTCAACTTGTTCTGAATTAAGAAAAAGAAAATGGAATCATAAAGCAAAATATAATCAATGGTTAAAAAATAAAAAATATAAAGATAATCATATTGTAAATTATTCAAGTTTTAGAATTATTGAGAAAGGTGATTTTAATATAGAACTAATTGAAAATTATTCATGTAAAAATAAAAATGAATTATTAAAAAGAGAAAACTATTATATTAATAAATTTGATTGTGTAAATAAAATCAAATCACATAGAAATATTAAAGAATATCGAAAAAACTATCATAAACAAGAATATGTAAAAGAAAAGAAAAAAAAACATTATGAAGATAATAAAGAACATTATTTGAATTATAAAAAAGAATATTATCAAAAAAAGAAAAAAGAATATACTAAAAAAATAAATTGTGCTTGCGGTGGTCATTATATAGCAATGTCTAAGAATAGACATGAAAAGACCCTCAAACATAAAAATTTTTTAGAATCATAATATAATTTATTACATATCATCTTTTAATAAAAATTTAATTTAAAATTTTATTAAATTATGAATTTCTTTTTTTGTATAAGAAAGAATTATATCTGTAGGAGCATTGGTCGCAATGGTGACGGCGTCTTTTATCTGTTGTTATATTTGGATATTTATATGAAAAATCATTGATATTTTTTACTTTATCACAAATAGGGCAATATTTTTGATTATTATCTTTTAATTTTTTTTTATAAAAATATTTACGGCATCTTTCACAATAACAAGAAAAACAAGGCATATATATTTTTATATTATATTTTTTATGGCTCATTTTTACTTGTGCTTATAAGACAAAGTTAAAAAATAAAGTAAATAAAAAAAAGTAAATATTAATATATGACGGTATATATAATCTAATATATAATAAATAAAAAAAAATATACTTATAATTAACAAAAAGTTATAATAAGTTTATCCGCTATTATTCCATTTAATATTTAAAAAGCCTTATAGACCCTAACATATACGGCCAGCCAAAGCGAATAAAAAAAAGTTAAAATGACTTAAAAAAATAATATCTATATAATAGTATAATAAAAATGACAAATAATAATCAAAATATATATTCATGCACTCAATGCGATTACGAAACAACAAATAAATATTCATACGGACGACACCTAAAAACAAAACTTCATCTTAGAAGATTAAATTCAGGAGTCAAACATCTTGTTTATTCTTGTTCTATTGATGGTTGCGACTATATAACAAGAAACAAAAGCAATTTTAATAGACATGTCAAAACTCATTCTGACACAATCATTCACACTGTAAAATGTGTATATTGTAATATGACTTTTAGAGATACAGCAAACGCAAGACAGCACAAAAAAACAAAACAACATGGAATAAGAACAACGGCACTTTTTAACGAATCTATAAAAGATTTAGATCAAAAAGAACTGATGATGAAGACAGAAAAAGGCGAGAATTTATGGTTCAGAAAAAGAAGACTAGCAAGAGAAAAAATCAGAAAAGGTGCTTTTATTAGAATTAAAATTGAAGTTCCAAGAATAAGTAAAAAAAAAAAAACAAAAGAAGAAACAAATAAAAAAGTAATAAATAAAAAATTATCATTAAAAGAATTACAAAATATAAAAGATAATTATTTTGATTTTGATGAATCAATTATTGATGATTTAATTTTTACACATCCTTTGAAAGGAGAACAACAAGAATTCAAACAACAATTTGAAGAAATTAAAAAAAATAAAGATAATAATGAAAATTATCAAAATCAAATTTATGATCTTATATATGAAATAACAGACGATATAATAGCAGTATTAGAAGACGATTCTTTAGAAGAAATGGATATTAATTCAAAACCATTATTTATAAAATAGTATTTTTCAAATATTTTTCATTAATATAATAATTTAATTGAGTATTAACAGAATGACCCATTTTTTTTGATAGTTCTTCTCTACTGTCCATAAGGTCTAATAAATTATTTTTTGTGCTATAAGTAATATATGAATGTCTTAAAATAGACACTGATATATTTTTTTCACAATATCTATAAAAAGTATTTTTTAAAGTTTTCTTGAAGTCCTCTTCACCGTTTGGAAATAATAATCCATTAGTTTTGATATGATAAGAATCAATATAATTTGATAATAAATTTATTAATTCTTTTGACTCTATAAACAGTTCTTGTTGTCCGTATTTATTAGAAGTTTTATAATTGTTAAATATCATTTGTGGATATTTAGTAAGAATTAAATAATTAAATTCTTTTTTTAATTCTGATGGTTTTCTTTTACAATAGATCATTTGACTATAATCTTTTAACCTTCGCGGAGGTTGGAGAACATATAATGCTGTAATAATAATATTTTTAATATCTGTATCATTTAAAATTTTATGTTTAAAAGTGTATATAATGTCAGGCCATTCAAGATAATTATTCATTAATGAATCATTTAATAATCCTTTTTTAGTTCGATCAATATATTCTTCATTATTTTTTATCATAAATTGTTGAATATCTTCAAGTAATTTATCCGATAAAGTAATTTTATTTATTTTATGATTATAAACTAAACTTTTTAAATAATTGTTTTTAGTTGCATTTTTTATTTTAAAAGATATTAATATTTCTTTTATTTGATCAATTGTAATTTGTTGATTGAAAATATCAATATTTTTTTTTTCAAACGCGTTTGTCAATCTTTTGAAGCATGATTTATACATCTTTTTTGAAGTTTCACAAACCATAAATATATATTAATTAGGTTATAATATTTATTTATATTATAACATAAAATAATAATTTACTTTTTTATAGTCCCTATATTTTATAATAATAATTTATAAATAAAAATAATATTCATATAACAGATAACATATATATATTTTATATAATGACTAATAAAAAGTAAAAAAATAATAATCTATTAAAAATCTTTAAGTAATAGGGACTATAAAAAAGTATATAAATAAATAATATATATATAATAATATAAAATGTCAGATACCCAAAAAGAAACAAAAACCCAAAACCAAAATATTATTTCAACTTCTTATGATCTCGCCGTCTTATTATATAGTATGTATAAAGATCAATTTGTGTGTGCTAGTATCAAAAATAAATCATGGTATAAATTTGAAAATCACAGATGGCATGAGAATGACGGAGCCAATGGACTATATAAAAAAATATCAATTGAATTAATTCAAGAATTTAATAAAACTATATCTTTTATCAAAGATATTGAAGACACAGAACAACAAGTGAGCATGATGAAAGAAGCAGGAGCAGTCATCAAAAAATTAAAATCTACAAGTTTTAAAAGAAGCATTATTGAAGAGTCCATGCACTTATTCTATGATAAAGATTTTATTGATAAACTTGATAGCAATCGTGATCTCATTTGCTTTAACAATGGCGTATTCGATCTATCAAAAATGAAATTTAGAGACGGAACTCAAAAAGATTATTTATCATTATGCACTAATACTGATTATAAAGAATATGATCCAAAAGATAAAAGCATTGAAGAACTAAATAAATATTTTGAACAAGTATTTATTGAAGAAGATATGAGAGAATATGTTATCATGCTTTTAACATCATATATTCAAGGCAACACGCCCGAGGAGAAATTCCATATATTCAATGGTTTTGGTGCCAACAGTAAATCAAAATTAATTGAATTATTCAGTTTATGTATGGGGGATTATGCAGGAATATTGCCTATTAGTCTTTTGACTCAAAAAAGAAGTGCATGCGGAACAGCATCCCCCGAGATGGCGAAAACAAAAGGGAAGAGGTTCATCAGTTTCAGTGAAGCAGAAGAAGGAGATCAAATCCGAGTTGGTCTTCTTAAGGAACTTACGGGCGGAGATCGTATAACTGCTCGCCCTCTCTTTCGCGAACCGATCGAATTCAAACCACAGTTCAAACTTTTATTGACATGTAACCGTCTGCCTTATATTCCAAGTAGTGACGGTGGGAGTTGGAGGCGTCTGCGTGTTGTTCCTTTTAATTCAAGATTTTGTAAAAATCCAGATCCAAAAAAAAATAATGAATTTGAAATTGATCCAAATCTAAATAAAAATTTTTTGGTATGGAGAGAAAGTTTAATGAGTTTATTAATTCATAAATTCCCAGATTACAAAAGATTTGGCATAACGGAGCCTTCAGAGGTTCTAAAATACACAAACAAATATAAAGAAAATACGGATCTTAATTTTCAGTTTATAAACGATAATATTGAGAAATCAGATAATAAAAATGATAATATTAATATGAATGAATTATTTAGTATATACAAATGTTGGTATAAAGAGTCGGGGTTCACAAGTAAAATTCAACCAAGAAAAACTTTTAAAGAATATTTTGAAACAAATTATAAAGATAATTTAAAAAGAAATCATTTATATGGATTTAAATTTGTAAATGATGAAAATCAATTATCAAATGATTTAGATTCTTAAATATATTAAGACCTTTTTATAATCTCTTTATTAACTGATTATAAAAAAGTTATTTAAAAATATACTATGTGTATATATTATATGAATACACCTACACTAAAAAAAAAATATACCAATACAAAATTAATTTGTTTTAAAAAAAGATTAAAAGAAATACACGGAATCTCATTTGATGATTTTAAAAAAAATTATGAATATGCAGGAGGGGACGGAAACTCCACAAGATATAATCAAACAAAAGATTTAGAAGATCAATTGAAAGGAGAAGCAAAATACGCAACATTAAGAGGAATAACAAAAAAAATGATGAAGACAGAATTAAAAACAGAATTTTGTCTTTGTGGTGAAACAATAAAAAATCATATGTATGCACAACATAAAAAAGATAAATCAAAAATTATTGTTCTAGGTAATATATGCATTAAAACATATATGGGAAAGCAAAGACACTGCGAAAAATGCGGAAAGATACACAAAAATAGATTGAATAATTTATGCAAAGATTGTAGAATATTAATAAATAATAATTAACTTTTTAATAGTCCCTATATATTATATTTATAATTTAAAAATAAAAATAATATTCATATAATAAACAATATATATATATTTTATATAATGACTAAAAAAATAAAAAAAAATATTGATATTTCTATTTTTTGGATGTCCCGACGGCGCTCGACTTTTTTGCTTTGGATGGGGTATCGGATACAAAATATTTTTTGGTTTGGATAGTCTATCAAAACCATTTTATATTTTCTATTTTTTGGATGTCCCGACGGCGCTCGACTTTTTTGCTTTGGATGGGGTATCAAAAACAAAATATTTTTTGCTTTGGATAGTCTATCAAAAACATTTTTATATTTTCCCTTTTTTGGTTTCTCACGGAGTGGCTCGACTTTTTTTGTTTCTGATAGTCTATCAAAAACATTTTTATATTTTCCCTTTTTTGGTTTTTTGTTTTGGATAGTCTAT